CGTCAGTTAGTTCAGTCAACGAGGCAGAGGATGTTTAATAATGAGTGTATTCATTATAACACCTGCCCCAAGCAACTTCCAGTGAGTGCAAAAGATTTGTGTGGTGAAAATTGTGGTGGTCACAATTGTATTCATTTCGCAGGTTGTCAAACTCCTCAGGTTAAAGAATGTATCCATTATAGTACCTGCCCCAAGAAACTCCCAGTAAGTGCGAGTGCTTTGTGTGGTGAGGGTTGTGGTGGTCCTAACTGTATCCATTTTGTGGGATGTCAACCCAAGTGGGTAAAGGAAAGCCATGATATTCAGGATACCATGCAGGATATGCGTGAGGATATGTTGCCTGATAGAGAACCTCCAAAAGTTGTTGCTGCCAGAAGGCGGGCAGTGTACCGTGCGCGTCAGCGTAAGTATACGTATACATCTAAGGATGTCGCGCAGTTAGGTATGGCGCAAGAGAGCATGCTTGGTAAAGTTAAGCTTAACTATAGGAAGTATGCCAACTGTGTATATAAATACCGTGTTAATGGGCAGTTTGTTCAAACTGCAACCGTGTTTGGAGATAAAGTTCATACTACTCTCCACGGTTATCACGAGGGAAAGCAGGAAGTAGCCAATTTTAATCGTGTGGCAGAGTTGCCTGATAAAATTTACCCGACTTCTGAAGATGGTGGTGTCTTTTTCCACCACGGTGTGTTGAAAGGAGAGAATTTGCAGTTTAGGCCTCCCAAGAATGAGATGGCGATGCTAATTTCCTACACAACAGGTGATGAGAGTGAGCCTAATGTAAGCGTTGGGCAAATCAGCGCTGATGGCTACTCGAACTTTGCTTCCGCTAAAGGAGATTGCGGTGGCATTGTGGTAGCGGTTGATGATGGTAAGATTGTAGGCACGCATGTGGCGGGCGGGAAACAATGTAATAAGTTTGAGCCCATAACCGAGAAACGTGTTAAGATGTGGCAGTCCACTGAGACTGCGATCTTATCAGGCATGGATTTTCAGTGAACCCCCTTCCACCGGTGGCCCTTTTGGAAGAGGGCCACGAGTGGTGGGGGAAGTACCCGGAAGACCTGCAAGATGGCTTCCGAAGTGACGCTAGGCCAAGCGCACTTCATGTCAAAATGCTTCCATCGGATTATTTTCCGATTTTAGGTTCAGTTCCGAAAAAGTTTGTCGGAAGAAATCGTAGGTTTGTAGATATGGAAATCACCCAATTTGAAAATGATACCTCGCAAGAGGTGGATAGATCAAAATGGGGTCTTACGATACCTAATATAGAAGCTGCTTATTTATCACTGTCAAAGTATGCGAAGAGTACTCCACCGTTGGACGAACGCAAAACTGATGCTATTAATTTAGCTTTTGACTGGATGACAAAGCATTTCCAACCCTTTATGTGTGATTCACGGGTGAAGACTGTAGACGAAGTTTTACCTAAATTAGACCTGAGTACATCTCCAGGTTTCCCGTGGACGCGTAAGTATGTTAGAAAAGTGGATTTGCTGGAGCAGAGACCTGAATTTCTGAGCCAGTATGTGCCCGTAGATTGGGATCGACTTTTGTCTCCTGACTACGTAGCCGTGTTTGGTAATTCCCTCAAAGAAGAGGTGAGACCACAAGAAAAACTCGACCTGAATAAAATCCGTACATTTACGGCAGGTCCGATAGAGATGACAATACACGGAAATCGTCTGTTTCAAGATATGAACGAGAAGTTATATGCCTCGCATTTACAGACGGCCAGCGTGGTCGGTTTTAGTCCGCAGCACCAGGGGTGGGACAGATTTTATAAGAAACTTTGTTCCCACCCACAAGGGTTCGCAACCGACGGAAAAGAATATGATAGTTCTCTTAGACAGTTCCTCATGTGGGGTTGTGCTAAGTTTCGCTGGGAAATGCTTCGTGCAGAAGATCAAACTGATGCCAATCGGCTTCGTATGCAACATTATTATATGAATTTGATCAATACTCTGATTATCACGAGTGACGGTGTGTTTGTAAGGAAAGAACTTGGAAATCCGTCCGGTAGTGTTAACACGATATCAGATAATACGCTTATACTCTATGTGTTGCTAGCATATGCATGGATAATGGTTGCCCCAGACCATATGTGTAGGTATGAGGTCTTTAACAGTAGTGTTGCATTAGCTCTTTGTGGTGATGACAATACATGGACCGTTTCTGACGAAGCTGGTGTCTTTTACAATGCCAAGTCTGTAATTGACACATGGGCTAGTATTGGTGTGACAGGAACCACCGACACCTTTGAGCCCCGCACAGCAGAGGAGCTGGATTTTCTCTCAGCTCATACTGTATTTTATAAGGGGTTTGCAATCCCCTTGTATGATCGTGAGAAATTACTCACGTCTCTGCTGTATTCACGCCAACCTGATAATCCCTCGCTGACTTTGACGCGTGCCGCTGCCTTTCTTCGTGTAAGTTGGGCAGATAGTCAGGCAAGGAAGTATCTTAAAGAGATAATTTCGTGGTTGATCCTTAAATATGGACCTGTGTTATCAGGCACAGAGGAATGGCGACTAGCCCTCGCCAATATTCCAACCAACGATGAATTGGAGGAACTCTTTATAGGTCTCGAATCGCAAGCCATGGAGCACCAGAGTTTGTGTATACCTGCGATAAAACAAGAGAGTAAAATGCAAAGACAGTTACCTCAGAGACAAAGAGTTAAGAGGCAGCCGCT